GTCCTCTGAGAACTGCTGATCGAGCACGATTAAGTTTGCTAAACTCTTCGCGGTCTACAACTTTTAATCCTTTGGCAAAATAACCTTCTGGACCTGATTCTTTACCACCAATAGAATGTGAATATTCCCCTGCCGCAGTCTTATTTAAACCACGTGCTAGCAGATTAGTTGCTTGTTGAGTTTGGTGATGAATATCGAATGTCTTTTTAAATGCTTTAGCGTTTTTCTTTACATGTGCTAACGCAGCATCACGAGCAGCAGCCTTTGCATTTTTTGCTTTTTCAGTTTTAACTTTAGAAATTTCTTTTTCCCATCTGTTTGTAAGATGGCGAGTGTATCCCTGTACAGTTGGCTTTTCACCAGTATCAACTGTCGAGTTTACAAAGGTTCTAAGTGTTGCCTCGTGACCAGTAAGATGCTCGAAGGAATGATCTTTCATTAATTTCTGAGCGGCTGCTAATCTTTCAGCAACAGCCTTACGATCTTTTGGACTTAACTTTTGTTCTTCTTTACCGATAGCATGTTTAACTAAATGCACGTCTGGATGTTCTCCAAACTCAGACTGATCCGTAATAGGTGTTGCCTTTCTGTTCTTACCTTTCAACTCAGTATGAACTGTGACACTGAGTTTGGATTTAGCAAGTTTTTTGCCTTCTGGGGAATTTTTATCGACGGCATACTGAATGGTGTTTGGAGTATGCGAGATCTTACCGTCGGTTTCTTCGCGAGTTTCTGGAGTGGACATAAATCCACCCTGCCACTCACCTGCTTTTTTTGGTAAAACTTTGTAGCCATGCATCAGAATGGCTTTAAGTGGCTCAGCAAGATATGGTTTTTTCCCATGCTGAGTGTCAACATCAGAGGCTGTGTAATTATACTTGGCGCCTGGACCTTTGTATTTTACACCAACACGACCGTCCTTTTCGCGGACGATCTGGAATGACATCTTGTCATCGATTTTGCGTGTAATTGGAGTCCTTCCGAGAGCGACGCCTCGGAGAGCAGTAAGTGCTTGAGATGCTTCTTTTGGACCGTCGAATGTGCGATCTGAGGGATGCTCTAGATGCTGAATTCCTACGGCTTTAGTTGCCTCTGTTAAAAAGGCAGAGAACTTTAACATACTTGCTCCACACTGTGGGACTACAAGTATATTTAGTGATTTTTATTGCTCAAACTGCAATTAATCCATTGACTTAATCGCTTGTGTGAGAGCGAAAGTCAGATCAGACATTGCGTCATAGGCTGGGATTGTACAGGTTGAACGTGCTGCTGCAGTAACAGCCTTAAACTCTTCTGGAGTAAACCATTCTGGTTGGATATTCATAAGTTCAGCCAATTCATGCATATTGACCGAACCCTTATTAACCAGGTTATATGGTCCAAAAGCATTAGATTCAATCAAATCACATGCGACTCGCACCGCCTCGTCGAGATCTGTCAATGAGTTCTCACCTGCATCAATAAGTTTAGCAGTTTTAGCATAATTCATAACCTTAAACAGATAATTTTTTGCTTCAAGTTTACCTGTAAATGGCATGCGAATACGGAATACAAGGGCTTTATCGCGCAAGTATACATCTGAAATACCCTTGCTTATAGAATAGATGCTACCAAAGTAATTTGGATCAGCATTTACATCGGTGATGTCACCCTGATAAATGCAGCCACTGGAGAAATGGGCTAACTTGGTATAGTTTCTTTCACAGGCTTGATGCAAAAGGATTGGGAAAACAGCATTACCATGAATTGTTCCAGACTTATCCTTTTCGCATGCGTCAACGTTTGGTGTGCCAGTTACACCTGCACAGTTTACAACCCAGGAAAACTTGTTGCTTTCTACAGCAGCAATGGCAGCATCATGCGAGCACATAGCAGTGACATGTCCACGCAGAACCAACTCGTTAAAAACTTTTGTTCCTGTCCAACCTCTACCAACAACTAGAATAGCCATAATTAAATCCTCGTATGAATAATTTTATACAAATACTTACCGTAATCTGATTTAGAATACTTATCAGCCTGTTGTTCAACTTGCTTTTCAGTAATCCATGCTCTCTTAAAGGCAATCTCTTCTGGGCAGCCAATCATTGTTCCTGTTCTTCGCTGAACAGAACCAACAAATACAGAGGCTTCCGACAACGATTCAAATGTTCCTGTGTCGATCCAAGCCACACCGCGATTTAAGAACTCAACTTTACAGTTATTTTCTTTCATGTACATCTTATTGATGTCAGTAATTTCTAACTCACCACGTGCTGATGGTTTAATCGCAAATGAATAATCGACCACACTATTGTCATAGAAATACAAACCAGTGACAGCATAATTACTTGGTGCTTTGGCTGGCTTTTCATGGACATCTACTGGATTATTATCTTTATCCAACTCAAGAACACCAAATCGTTCTGGGTCATTGACGTGATATGCAAATAACGTTGCTCCAGTTGTGTTCCAGTTTGCGCGATTAAATCGATTGATTAAATCGTTTCCGTAGAAAATATTATCGCCAAGAATTAATGCTACGTCGCTATTACCAATCCAGCGTTCAGCAATACGAAAACACTCAGCGATGCCACGTGGTTCATGCTGCACTGAATATGTGATGTTTAAACCAAACTGCGAACCATCACCTAGAAGTCGCTGAAATTGATCACTATCATTCGGACTATTAATAATCATAATGTCGCGAATGTCAGCCATCATTAACGTTGTAAGTGGATAATAAACTAGTGGTTTATCATAAACAGGCAACAATTGTTTAGATAAAACTTGTGTGCATGGATATAATCTAGTTCCCAGTCCACCTGATAAAATTAATCCCTTTCTCATAGATACCACTCCAATGTTTTAGTCAATCCCTCGACGATCTTTGTTTTTGCTGACCAACCGAGTTCTTTGAATATTTTATCTGAATTCATAGAATAACGCAAATCGTGACCCTTTCTATCAGCAACGAAATTAATCCAGTTCTGATACATGTTTACTGGCTTACCCATAATATCAAGAATTAATGTTACCATTTCTAGATTGGTAATCTCATGACCACCGCCGATATTATAGCGTTCACCAGATTTAAAGTTTGCACCAATTGCGAGCAATGCTTCACAGTGGTCTTCAACAAACAACCAATCACGAACATTAGAGCCAGTACCATAAACTGGAATAGGCGTGTTGTTCTTAATATTGCGAATAATGGTTGGAATAAACTTCTCAGCATGCTGCCGAGGACCATAGTTGTTTGAACAATTAGTTACCACTGCATCAATCTTATGTGTATTGACATACGAGCGAACTAAATGGTCGCTGGCTGCTTTGGTTGCAGAGTATGGATTGCGCGGATCGTATGGTGTTGTTTCTGTAAACGAAGGATCTTCTGGACCAAGACTCCCATAAACTTCATCGGTAGAAACATGGACTAACTTGCCTCCATGTTTCTTGATGCACTTTAGAATGTTATGAGTGCCGTTAATATTGGCGCTAAGAAAGGCATCGTCACCGTGAATAGAATTATCAACATGAGACTCAGCCGCAAAGTGAAAAGTAATATGTGGTTCATAATCGCGATACATATGCTCCAAAAATTCATAATTGCAAATATCAATTTTACATACTTGCAATCTCCAATCTTCATAAAATCCATCCAGATTGCTGCTGTTAGCAGCATAGGAATAATTATCTAGTATGACGATTTCGTCTGTTGGATATTTTTTAAGGTGAGAGATTACAAAATTAGAACCAATAAATCCCAAACCACCAGTCACAAATGTTGTCATAAAACCTCAATTATAAAAAGCAGTCAATATTTACTTGCCTGTTTACTATAGCAACACTGTTTTCCCCAGAGCAAGGTCCAATGTTGTATGGGGAATTTTTAGATTTAGGTACACTAAAAGATAATTCAAATGTGTATTGAAAATTACCACCACCCTTCGCCTGAACTCTTGCGCGATATTTTACATTCGCAGCATCACCAAACGATGGAACGTGTGGAATACCCTTCGCCGAACAGTTTTTATTTATGCCTGCTGGATCTAGCGTACCGAACCTATAAAATCCATTTGTTCCAACGTTCACATAATAGGTATCTTTCATTGCATAATATTCTGAGATAACAGAGCCATCTAGTTCTTCATTTATTTCAGGAAACTTTCGTTGTTCAGACTCAATAATTGCATCTTTTTCTGCACGTGTTTTTGCATTCTTTAATCGTAATGCTAACATCTTTTCGCTTTTGTTTACACTATTGACATTAGCATGTTTAATTGGTATGTCGACCCACTTTTTATTTACTTTAGCCAGTGCACCTGAAGATTTCGCTAGGTCTGCTAAAAATTGTTTTTCTGGATTGCCAGAAACATCATCAAAGTGCCATTTACCACGAGTCCATTTTAATACAAGTGACCCACCAGACGCAGCAGTAATCTTCAACTCAACATTAATCTTCTTTTTTTCCCAAAGCATCTCTAGGTCTGCAGATTTACTTGTCGCGCCAGCAGGATTAAAGTCAGGTGAAACCAATCCTTTTTTCTTTAAAAAGGATGCAACATTTTTTTCGTACTTAAATCCTTGTTGCGCCTGTTTATCCGCAGCCATTCTTATAGACCTTCTTTAGAAACCGTTTCCAAACTTTAGGATCTCGTTTGCGGAAGTGCTTACGATACATAAACACTGCCTCAGACTCGCGCCAATCAATGCGATGTGCGACTCTTAGTCTATTTATATCTAACTTCTCAGCCTGAGTTTCGTAGGCATGTGCGTCGATCTCATCTGGGTTGCCGTAATAGTGCAATTTTAATCTATTGCGTTCACCCTTTTTTGTATGATATTGTTTGGTGTACACATATCCACGTCCGCGCTGTTGCTTTTTGTGGCGATACTCATGGTGTATTGCGCGGATGATTTTTAGAGCCAGATTTTTGGCGCATTCTTCAGATATAATTGCGCGTTTTGAATCGGCAGGAAAGGATAGCGTGATAAGAATATTCTCAGGTATCATTGACATTATTCTTGGACAGTACTGTCCAGAAACTATTACAGAATGGTCTTCATAATACTCGCCTTCGAATTTATCTGACGTGAAATAAATGATACCCTTTTTAAACTGCTTATTCAGTCCACGAATGATAGAAGGAATGTGTTTATCGCCCACCCATGTAGGAATGAGTTTGTTTACGTTCTTTTCTATCTTCTCTAATTTCATACCTTTAAATTCTTAAACTTATCTGTGCTTCGACCTCGATCAAACACTGGCTTTGACTCAGCCTCTTTCATAACAGCATCTTGAGCCTTTTGTTCAAGGTCATAGAGTTTCATCTTACCACGATCAATGCCAATCGTAAATCGCTTATGAAGATTTGGGTCATTATATCGATTCTTCAACTGCTTTACAAGAATTTGATTTAGTTGCTGTAATTCCTCTGTGCTAACGAGTGCAAACATGAAGTCAGCAGTAGCAGGCAAGCCAAAAGACTCGGAAGTATCTTCCAGACCAGGGTCTGAATTCGAAAAGCCAGACCTTGTCGTTTGAGTTGCGGAGACAATCGGCAAGTTATTTTCGACGGCAAGCCCTCGAAGTTCTTCGGCGATCGCCTTGATGTAGGTGTAGGAATTAACATTTGCGCCAGCCTTAATGCGAGCAGAGGCACAAATATTTAGATAATCCACAAAGATAATATCTGGACGGAAGTTTTTCTTCAGAGCAAGGTCGTTAATCAATGCACGGAAGTGAGCAGGATTTGCTGACGCAGTTGGATATTCTTTAATGATCAAATTG